GTCTTAAAACCTATATCATATTCTAGGAATAATAAGAAATTCCCATTACGAATAAGAACTTCCAGTGGTATTGATATTAATAGAATTGTTATATTAACAGGAAACACTGGTATAAATTATGGAACCTATAGTTATTCAAATTATTCATATTCTAAATATTTAGATGTAGTCTATACACGCGATTCTTGGGAGTATTATATAATTACTTTTATAAATTCTAGTTTTCAAAGGATTTTAAAGGTGTCTAAATTGGTTCCTAGAAATTATAAGTTCGTATCTAATGTAAAACCTGGAGAACGTATAACATTAAAACTAGATACTAATTTCAATATATTTGATACATTAAATAAAATATCAAACTCTATAGATATTAAACGGGGTTCTACTTATAAACTGGCAATTCAACCATGTAGTATATGGGTGTCTAAGATAACAAAACAGTTTGGTATTGACTGGAATATTTTACAAATGCGTGAAATAGGGATTAATACTAATATTAGTCTTTTTCCAGGGCCTCCGCCTCCACCTCCTCCGCCACCGCCTCCACCGCCTCCTCCACCTCATCCACCGGTTTCTATTGGAACAGTTAATACTTATCGTAACCATCCAGATTACAAAAAGTTCTTTAAAATGTTGGCTGTGGGAATCCCCAAAGAAGCTGTTAAAAACAAAATGGTAATGACTGGATTCAACCCAGAAATTATAGAAACACCAGACTCTATAGTTAAAATAGATAGTTCTAGTGATAGTGATAGTTCTAGAGGAGCATTATTAGCTGACATTAAAGGTGGAATTTCTTTGAAAAAGGTATCTTTGAATAAAAAAACAACCGTAAATGACGACCGTGTTGAAATAAATTTAAATGAGATATTAGATGCTCGTAACGGATTAAAAAAAAGAGAAGGAAACAAAAGACCATACTGGAAATAGAATTACTATTCTAATTACTGTTCTCTTATGATGCTAAATTTATTATCATTTTCTATTAATAGAACCTGAACCTTTCTATTTGGGTCAGTATTTATTTTCCCAAAGGCACGAGACATACCTATATCTACCCGCCATAATTTATTATTACAATCTGAGTTCAATGACCTTCCATACATAAATTGTGGGGAATGACCCATTACCATTCCGCGTATTTCGTTTTTTGGTCTATTTCTTAAGTTTAACACTTTCAATGTTTTATAGAATTCGCGCTTTTCATCCATTCCAAATTCTTCAACGTCACTGTAAATTCTACTCCAAAATGGAGATTGTGTATCATCTTCATTGTGATAAATATCATTAACACCAGCATCTACTAACTGGCATTCTTCTCCATACAACCACCGTCTTACGCAACTATTAATTTCTCCAAGGGTATATTTGCTAGCTAAATTGCTTGTTATTCCTCCGTGAAGAAATAACCAACTTCCTACTTGTAAAATACTATATCTAGTGTCTGCTAATTTTTTAGCCAATGCTCCACCTGGTCTAAAGCATTCCTGTCTTTCGCGGTATCCGTATGGAACATTAGAGTCACATTTACTTCTGTCCGCTTTAAAGAAATTTCCAAATTCTCGGAATTCCTTAGGTGATACATAACGAAAATCGCCCTCTACATTCATTAATTCGTGATTTCCTAATACACTTAAGCATGCCCCTCCTGACTTTAATGCTTCATAGTGAAGTCTATTAAACAAAGTAATTATTTTTAAATCTGAACCTTCATCCTCTACAATATCAGGATCATCTAGAGGACATAGACTATTAAAAAGACTCGCTGGTCTAACACGGTCAATCTGGTCACCCAGCTGAACTACATAGGTTCCTCCACCAGTCCAATGGATTCGTGTTATGTCTTGTGTATTATTTGGTATATTGACATCAATTACTCCCGCTAATTTTAATGCTTTAATAGCAGCCATAAGGTCTCCATGAATATCGCCTATACATACTAATCTGCGCACGGGTGGGAAACTACAGTGGTCAATTGAGAATATTTTACTTTCCGCTGGACTAGTGTTAGGACTTGTACGAGGTCTATACGTCCTACTTGTTACAGAGTTTTCACTTTTGCTTCTCTGTAATGGACGTTTGCTAACACAGGGAACCATTTTAATTGTTTCTAGAGTGCTAGTTGAGTTTCTACGTGTTTTAAGGAACTTTAATATTCCTAAGCGAATGTCATCTTTTCGTTTATTGGTCATTCCTGTAATTCCTAGTTTTTTGGCAACTGTAATTAATTGCGACCGATTCAAACCATTTATTTTTCTGGTAAATGCTGAATTCATAAAAGAATACTATAAATAAACACTCGAGAAAAAAAACTGAAAAGAGACGGGGATTATTATTGTATAGAAACTGATTCAATATCAAAATTGAATACGGAAAATCAATTTAATTAAATTACAAATAAAACTGAAATGCCACGACAAACTCGCAAACCTATGGTATCAAGGAAAGAGAAACACCTCCGTGAAGTATTGCGAATGAACCTAAGCTTGCCATATAATCAGCGACCCTATGCCTGGAAGAAAGAAGTCGATAAATACATCCTGGACATTTTGGACTCTTATAATAGTTCATTTGAAGGAGAACTCGGTCAATTCATTTTTCTAGATTACGATAACGAGATTTCAATTTGGGATGGTCAGCAGAGGATTTTGACGACTATTATCTTCATCATAGCACTTGGTAAATTTAATCCACAAGTTTCTAATGATTTCCTCTCTATTTGTTGTCTTAATGAAATTGATATCAGTGAAGAAGACAATCAGGAACGAAGGAATGAATTCAGTGACTCTCGTGTTCCAAGGGTGCGGTGTGTCTATAAGAATGATCGAGAAGCTCTTTCAAAAATTGTTAATAAGAAATTCCTTCACAAAAATGAATACACTAGGAATGATGAAGGCAAATACACCTGCCAGCAAACTGGTGATACATTTACATCTATAACGAGTCTTGAAAGACATGTGAAGCATTGGACTAACACTAGCTGTTTGTACAAGGCTTACGAAGCAGCCTATAATACACTTGATACATTCTTCAAAGAAAACGAGAATCAAATCAATAAAGAGAAGTATGTTGTTGAACTATACAATTTCATCATTGACCAAATTAATGTTAATGTTCAAACCTGTGAAGACCCTGATCACGCAAGTATTCTCTTTGAGCAGTGTAATAACCGTGGTGCTTCTGTTGAAACTCTTGATATAATTAAGAATTTCATCATTCGTAATCTCAGACTAGAAGCAGAAAAGCAGGAAGTATTTGATAGGTTTGATACATTGCGAAACACGAGTTCTAGTGTTACTTCTAAGTATGGAGATAAACTATTTACAATTGCAGTTCAAATTATGAATGGAGAACTAACACGAAAAGCAGAGTTACCTAGGAACTTCAATGAAGCTATTATTAACCAAGCGAACTGCTATGAAAAGTGTATGGAATTCTTTCAAATAGTAGAACGGCTCGATGGATATATGCGTGATATTTCTGAGGACTATTTTGGTTGCCTAATTAATAAGAAAGTGAAAATTACTTGGGAGGGTTATCAATGGGCGCTATTGCCTATTGGTTTTTCAAGGGGTGAAATCAATAGTGACCTTATTCATCTGTTCGTAAAATACGCTATTAGATACATCCCTTTCAAGACTAAGAAATCATTCAATTCTATGGTAATTTCAAATAAGTTTCTCGAAATTTCAAACAAAGTTCTAGGTAATCCAGAGTATGATTACCTCAACGCATTTGCGACATTTCTTGATGAACGAGCTGACCCACAACTAATTCCAGATAATTTTATCGCTACAGTATGTGGTAGAACTTTTGATAATGATGAAGCCAAGAATCTATTGGCATTTATTGAATGTTCCGAATGTAAACAACACGATATTCCAGTTTCCGATACTAAGTTACTTTCACTTGAGCACATTATTCCACAATCCACAATTACAGAAAATTCAGAGGAAATTATCAAGTCACTTGGAAACGTTACACTTCTAGAACACGGTTACAATATTCGACTTCAGGACAAGGCATATAATGAAAAGAAGGAACTATATAGTAAGAGTGTTTCACAATTGACGTGCGAAATCGCCAAAGATTACGAAACATTTACTCTAGACCATGTTAATGAAAGGACTCGAAAGTTGGCGGAGCGTCTTGAAGAGGCATCTAGGTATTTCACTGTAGAAGAGGAAGAAGAAGCTTAATACTAATTACTCATAAACATTAGTAAGCATTAACTTATGAATGCGGTCATATTTCTGGAAAGCCGCTTCATCAACATTTTGTAAATTAATTTTTCTAGTTTCCTCTTCCTGCTTCTCTTGTAATTTAACCTCTTGAATTTCTGTCCACTCAGATTCAGTATAGTCACGTATTTTTTTTCCTCTATTTACCTTGACTTCATCTATTGATTTAGCGCGGTCATTTAAATTTACTGTATTTGGGTCCACAAGCCGGGATTTAGTGTGTGCTTCACGTAAATCCGTGTATTGAATTGTTTTAGTATATCCACTAAAATTTTTTATTTCAGTTTGACCTAGTGTTTCACATTGTTCTCCACCACCAGTTAATAACTCCCTTGGATTCTTGTATTCTATAATCTCATTCTTACATGGTTTAACTGTAGAATCAAACTTTGAATTAAAATTTCTACTATTAAAATTACCAATAAGACTAGGATCACGCTCTGGTTCTTCACTAGTGTTTTCATTACTCTGTAACCAATCTTTGTAACCTGAATCTTCTGGTTTGCTTGTCCGATGGTCACTGAATATTTTATTGAATTTATCTGCTGAAAATCCTCTACCAACAAATTCCTCATTCATCATAGGCTTAGCCTCTTGATTTTCACGATACTCATGTGCTCCCATTTTTAACTCATGAAAGTTTTTATCGGTTTCTTTTAATTTGAGATCTTCAATACATTTCTGGTAGGCCCCAGTAATAAGATTAAATGTATCTTGGCTTTCTCCTGAATTACGGTCGGGATGATACTTTAATGCTAATTTTTTATACTTACTTTTTAGTTCTTCTAAGTTATAGTTATCATTTAAACCAAGAAACTTTGACGGATTATCGTTGGCCATTTGACTAAGATAATCGTTTTCAAAAGAACCTTGAGTTTTATTCTGTGGTTGTTGATTGGGAGCACTGCGAGAACTAGGATTACTACCAGGAACAAATGTATTAATATCTCTAGCTACGTCTGTTAAAAATGTATTAACTAGATTGAATTTATCCCAAGGAATACGACCCTGTAATTTGGTTTGTTCTTGTCGTAATTCATTTACTAGAATTCGTTGTAACTCTATATTATGTAATAAGTCGCGTAATGCGGAATTACTACCACGTGAATCTTTAAGACGGACCCTTAGTTCTGTAAGACCATCACGATTTATTCCATAAACCTTTTTTAATGCTTCTCGCTTAAACTTATAAACGTCATCGGCAGATTGTATATTACCCATATTTGTATTATAATTTATAAAATTATATTTTAAATCAAAAAAAAAACTAAATGTCTGTAAATCTAGCACTTCCATTATCACAATGAATCCCATTAATTATTGGTATTGTTTCATCAAGAGGGTCTTTTTTCCTACAGATACAAACACGAACAAAATTCCAAATAAATATTATACCTATAACAATGCCTATAAAAATAGCACAATCTAATATTGTAAACACCATTTAATATTCTAGATATAATTATTCTTATATACTCAAAATTGATTTAAAATTATTCTGTATTACTTTTTGTAATACAAAAACTCTAGTATGGAAGCTGGATTTAAAGCTCTACCTTTCAAAACTGAAAATGCTGACGTTG